TACATGCTATCAAAGATAAAAATCTTTATGATGTAGTAATTGATGGTATGACAGCACGTGAACAACCATTATCTATTATTACTTCAACGGCAGGTACAGTACGTGAAGGTATTTTTGACCTAAAGTATGAAGAAGCAGCTAATATTATTGCCGATTTCGACAATGAAGAAGGCTATAAAGTAGATACTATTTTACCAGTGATTTATGAACTGGATAGAAGAAGTGAATGGACTAATCCAAAATATTGGGCAAAGGCTAATCCTGCACTTGGAACAATTAAAAGCCGTGAACAGCTTGAAGATAAAGTAAATCGTGCAAAGGCTAATCCTCATTATGTTAAAAATTTATTATGTAAAGATTTTAATGTGCGAGAAACTGCTACAGAAGCTTTTTTGACTTTTGAACAGTTAAATAATGAAGCAACATTTGATATAGAAATTTTAAAACCTAGATATGGCATTGGCGGTATAGACTTATCTGCTACAACTGATTTAACTTGTGCTACTATGCTGTTTAAAACTCCTGAAGATGAAAAACGTTTTTATGTAGAACAGATGTACTGGATACCAGAAGAATTACTTGAAAAGCGAGTACATGAGGATAAAGTACCTTATGATATTTGGTTAAAACGTGGATTTGTGAGAGTAAGTCCTGGTAATAGCATAGATTATCGCTTAATTGTTGAATGGTTTGAAGAAATGCAGAATGAAAAAGATGTGTATTTGTTTAAATGTGGCTATGATAGTTGGTCTGCAAAATATTTTGTACAAGATATGATAAATACTTTTGGTGAGCCAACAATGGAGCCAGTAATACAAGGTAAAAAGACTTTATCTGGTCCAATGAAAGCATTAGGGGCAGATTTAGAAGCTAAACTTATAAATTACAATAATAATCCAGTGCTTAAATGGTGTATGGCAAATGTTAGTGTAGATATGGATAAAAATGGAAATATCCAGCCATGTAAATTACAAAATCCAAGACAACGCATTGATGGTTTTGCAAGTCTACTTGATGCGTATGTAGTATATGAGAGAAACAAAGATGATTATATGAATATTATTTAAAAGGTGGTGAAGAGTTGCAGTTTAGAAGTTTATTCAATAAGGTTTTTGGCAAAGAAAAAGAATATAAAGATGTTACAGCTCTGAAATTGTTGAACGGATATACAAATGCTTATACACCTTTTAGTGGTAACGCATACGACGATGCAACAGTGCGGGACTGTATCGATACTATTGCAAGACATTTTGGCAAAATGCGCCCAAAACACGTTATAAAAGACAATGGGAAAATCATTAAGACGATTGATGATAGACTTAATTATTTGCTCGGTTCGTACCCGAATGAGCTAATGACGGCGAGTGAATTTCTTGAAAAGGTTATTGCCCAATATTACACATATAATAATGCGTTTATTTATATAAAATGGGATATAGCACTTGAAAAAATAGAAGCGCTATATCCTTTAGATTTTCCACTATTAGAAATCTTAGAGGATAGGGAGAATAATTTATATGCACGTTTTACATTTGGTGGCGGTGAGCGAACTGTAGTGCCATACAGTAGTATTATTCATATAAGACGTCATTTTAATCGTGATGAAATTTTTGGTGATGACAATTCTAGAATAATGATTGAGGATTTATCTACATTAAAGGCTGCTAAAGCATCTATCGTTAATGCTGTGAAGAGTTTTACGGCATTACGAGGATATTTAAGATGGCTTACAACGATGCGCCCTGAAGATATGAAAAAAGCTCATGATGATTTTGTAAATACCTATACAACAAATAATCCTTCTGGTGTGGCAAGTACGGATAATAAAGTAGAATTTCATGAATTATCTACTAAAGTAACTACGTTTAACAGCCAGCAAATGAATTATGTTCGAGATAATATTTATAAGCATTTCGGACTTAATGAAAATATCATCATGGGTAAATATACAGAAGATGAGTATATAGCTTTTTATGAATCAATACTTGAACCTGTGGCAATTAAACTGGCTCAAGAAATGACAGATAAGATTTTTACAAGACGAGAGCGAGGACGTGGAAACGAAATAATCTTAGAAAGTAATAGATTAAACTTTATGTCTGTAGCTTCTAAAATTAAAGTTTGTGAAACGCTTATTCCTACTGGTGGCATGACGATAAATGAAATAAGAGCAATATTTGGTTATGCTGGCATAGAAGGCGGCGATGAACGTCTTATTAGTTTGAACTTTGTAAAAGCTAAAGACCAAAGTTTATATCAAACAGGAAACGATGATAATTTATTGAAAGGTGGTGAAGAAAATGAAAAAAATGGAAATGAGAATGGCACTACTAGAACCAGCTAGTAATGATGATGAAAATAGGCAACTTGTAGAAGGATATGCAGCAGTTTTTAATCAAAGGGCATTAATATGGGAAAGTGAGTGGAGCGGTTGGAAATATATGGAAGTAATAGACCGCAATGCTTTTAATGGTGCTGATATGAGCGATACTGTATTTAAGTATAATCATGGTGACGTGGCGATGATACTTGCTAGGGCAAGTAATAATACATTAACCATGAATACTGATGATAAAGGTCTTAGAATTAGTGCTGATATTATTGATACTAATAATGGTACAGATGTATATAAACTTATTAAACGTGGTGATTTAAACAAGATGAGTTTTGCTTTTACTGTAAAAAGCGAACGAACTGAAGTTGACAAAGAAAATAAGATTTATACACGTACAATAACTGCTTTTGATAAAATTTATGATGTGGCGGTTGTAGATTTTCCAGCATATGACGGAACATCTATACAGGCACGAAGTAAAGAATATTTTGTGGACCTAGAAAAAGATTTACAAGAAAAGCAAAGACGAAAAAAATTATTATTAATGACTTATTTATAATGCACGTTTAAACGTGCTTTTTTTATGCTGATTTTTAGATATAAGGAGAAAAAATATGAATAAACGATTAAAAGAAATTTTACAAAGAAAAGAAGAAATTCGCTCTTTGTTGGCTGATGAGAAAAATAAAAATTTAAATTTTGATGAGCTTGAAAAAGAAGTTAGAGAACTTGACGAAGAAGAAAAAGAAATTCGCAGACGTCAAACAATTATTGATGGTATGGGTACAATGACAACAAGAACAAATACAACTAAACCAGTAAAAGCCAATATCTATGATAGTGAAGAATATAGACACGCATTTATGAATTATGTTTGTCGTGGTGAAAAAATTCCTCAAGAATTTAGAAGTGATGAAGTAACAGCTACAACAGATATTGGGGCATTAGTACCACCAGTTACACTCAATAAAATTATTGAAAAAATTGAAGCTTATGGCATGATTTTACCACTTGTAACACGTACATCTTATAAAACAGGTATGGTAATTCCAACAGCGAGTGTAAAACCTGTGGCTACATGGGTAGCAGAAGGAGCTGGCTCTGATAAACAGAAAAAAGCCCTTAGTGGCACAATTACTTTTGGACACTTTAAATTGCGTTGTGCTGTAGCTGTTACTTTAGAAACAGAAAATATGGCATATAGTGCCTTTGAAACAACTCTTGTTAAGAATATCGTAGAAGCAATGGCAAAAGCACTGGAAATGGCGATTATTTCTGGTACAGGAAGTGGTCAACCAACAGGTATTCTTACAGACGATAGCAAAGGCGCAAAACTTGAGGTATCTGCACTTGATTATCAGACGCTTGTAAATGCTGAAGCGGAACTTCCTATGGAATATGAAAATGGTGCAGTTTGGGTTATGACTAAAAAAACCTTTATGCAGTTTGCAGGAATGGTAGATAAAAACGGACAACCTATTGCACGTGTAAATTATGGTATTGGCGGAAAACCTGAACGTATTTTACTTGGTAGAACGGTAAAACTTACAAACTATATTGATACCTTTAATGAAAGTTTAGGTGCTGGTAAAGTATTTGCGTTTCTTTATAATTTTGCCGATTATACGCTTAATACTAATTTCCAGATTGGTATTAAAACTTATGAAGATAATGACACTGATGACATTATCCGCAAAATGATTATGGTGTGCGATGGTAAACCTATTATCTATGATAGCCTTGTTAAATTGGTGAAAGCGGGAGAGTAATAGCCCCACACCTGCAATAGTAGGTAAGGCAATAGTGGGGCAAACAATAGTAGGAAAAGAAAGTTAAATAAAAGTGAGGTAAATAATTATGTATAAAAAAACTAATTGGGTAGATAAAGAAACTCCAGTAAATGCTGAAAATATGAATAAAATTGAAACTGCACTTGAAACACATGAAAATGCAATTGAAATTAAATTAGATAAGCCAGAAACAGAGGGTACTCAAGGACAAATTTTATCTTTGGGTACTGATGGAAAGTTAACTTATATTAATAAACCAGCAGATGGTACACCAGGTGAGAAAGGCGATGATGGTGTAGCGGCAACTATTACAGAAGCAACAGCAACAATTGATGCCAATACAGGTACACCAGAAGTAACTGTTACTATTGGTGGAACAGAACAGGCACGTACATTTGCATTTGCTTTTAAAAATTTAAAAGGTGCAAAAGGTGATAAAGGCGACACAGGTGATAGTGGATTAACAAAACAGGCAGCTATTGCTGATGCAGCAGGTGGCGATGAAAAAGATAAAATAAATGCTATTTTAGCGGCATTACGTAGTGCTGGGGTAATTGCTACAGAATAAAAGGAGTGAAAAAGCATGGCTGTTACACTTGAGCAAGCAAAGGAATATCTGCGCATTGATGAAGATTTGACTGAAGATGATGCGCTTATAGGCGGTTTAATCGAAGCTGCTATTGATTATTTAGAGCAGACTACCGGCAAAAAGTATAGTGATGACAGCCAGCTTTTTGTTCTGGCTGTTAAAATGCTGGTAGCGCACTGGTATGAAAATAGAAGCGTTTTTTCTACAAAAACCAATATAAACAATCTACCACACTCTATAGAAGCTATAATTACGCATATTTCTTTGGCACAGCATTATAAACCATTAGGAAGTGAAACGTCATGATTAATATTGAAGAAATTGGTACATTAGATAAGCGTGTAACAATTTTAAAATATGAAGATGTTGAAACGCAGTATAATCTGACGCAGAAAAAATTAATGCCATTTTTGAAAGTATGGGCAAGAATTGAACCTCTTAGAGGTAGAGCTTATTATGAGCAATACAAAGAAAAAACCGAAGATTTGAGTAAAATAACTATACGCTATCGAAAAAATATAGATAATTCTATGTTAGTTAAATATAG